TTTGTTCATCTCCTCAGTTAGGTATTTGTTGGTACTTTTATTTTAACCGAGGACGAGCATTTTGGCTCATTTTTATTTGAAGTTTCTTTTTACACCATTATACGGACTTTATCTCACCCCCGGCTTTACTGCTTAAACACTACAATTCGTTACATAAAACACCAATACAATTATAAACTAATTGCTTCATTTTTACAAATTATGCTTGCTCAGTGATTGCGTGGATAGCAAAATCAAACATTCGGAGCTATTTTGATTTTCGCTCCGTTTGTTTGAAATGAAAATAAACCCACCAAGTGGCTTGATCACTACAATCAGGCTACTCAGTGGGTTTCATTCTTACTTTTTTATCGGGAGCTTCCAATATTCCCTGCGATTATCTCTTGCATTCCAGCTCACGCCAATACTTAGTTGATACTCAATAACGTCATCAGCTAGGAAGGTTCCTGACTTGATTAACCTCGTGAAAATATCGCCTCTAAAGGGTATCCTCTCCTTCTTCGGATTGAAGGCCTCCAAAGCTAGGAGCTCTTTCCTCAACCACTTTAACTCTTCACTAAGCGCAATCACTCTCTCCTTTCTATCTTCATAGCTTCGAATCTTACCGTGAAGATCCATGATGTGGTCTGTAATCACTTTGATCGCACCGGTATCCTCGCCATGTTTTTTTCCCTCTTCAACAGTCTCGTATAGTTTCTGGTAGTAGATTTCGATTTCTGTTTCTAAACGCTCAAGTTCTTCCTCCTCATGAGGTTTCAGGCTAACCTCTTCGATAACTTCATTTACCAATTCCGATAACTTCTTCGAGTTTTTCATTTCCTGGAGCATTACCATAAAAGTATGCTCGATGTTTTCTTCCCTGATAGCTTTTTCAAAACACTCCTCGGTGTGGTTCTTAACAGCTGAAGCTCTACACCGCCAGTAATGCCTCTCCAACCCATTATGGCTTGAAAGATGTATAATTGGACAGCCGCAAGATCCACATTGGAAAGTCTTAAAGAACTCGTCTCTAGTGTGTCGTTTTGCTTTCGTGATTTTCCTTGTCTTACTATTGATGATTCTCTGCACCGCATCCCACTTTTCTTTATCGATAATAGCTTCGTGATTTTCTTCAATATAGTACATTGGCAGTTCACCATTGTTCGGGACTCTCTTTCCGGTAATGGAGTCGCTTGTGTACTTTCTTTGATAAAGCACATCTCCGATGTATGCTGGATTATTTAACATTCTACGAACTGTAGTGAACCCCCAAGTACTCTTATTCTTAGGACTTGGAATTTTATCTCCCGTTAGACCGTTTGCAATACCTTGCATGCTTTTCCCTAATTGATATTCATCAAAGATTCTTTTGACCACAGTAGCCTTCTCGCTGTCAATTTCCCAGCTCCCATTTTTACCGTAATAGAATCCATAAGGCAGTGTGCTGAGTTTAACAGATCCTCTTTCTGCTAGTTTACTTCGTCCCCATGTAAGGCTTTCACCAAGACTCCTAGACTCTTCTTGTGCGAGCGCGCTGTATACAGTCAGTAAGATTTCACCATCTTTTTCAGCGGTATCTATCTCTTCTTTCTCAAACATTATTGAAACACCTAGAGTCTCTAACTCTCTCACATATTCCAAGCAATCTACAGTGTTCCTAGCAAATCTCGATATAGACTTGGTGATGACGCGATCAATTTTTCCTTTTCTGCAATCTGAAATCAACTCTTGAAAACCATCTCGATTCTCCGCCTTCTTTCCTGATACCCCCTCGTCATAATAAACCTTAATCAGTCGATACTCAGGATTCTTTAACACAGCATAAGTATAGTAGGCCATCTGAGCCTCCAACGATCCTAATTGCACTGGATCATCAGTACTAACTCTTGCATATACAGCGATTCTAACCTTTTTCCTGGCAGGCAGGCTATTTTGTTTACTTTCCCTAATTTCTCTTCGTATACGATCGATAATATTCTCTGAAAAGTATTTTTCAACTCTAACAGCTTGCATGTTCTCACCTCTTACTTTAGGAAATGGTGGATCTATTTCTTCCACGCCTTCGATTTCACATCCCTCAACTAAGATGCGATATCGCTCCTTTTTTTGGGATTTTAGTATCAAATCTTCACCCATCAATTGTTCCCGCTTTAGCTCCATTTCCACTTTTCTATTCTCACAAGTCCCAACAGTCGTATGTAGATCATCATACCAATGCACCTGGTAATCTTCTAAAGAGAAAATCCTGATTTCCAAAATCCACGCTCTAAGAACATCAACATTAGCTCTCTCTATAAAATCTTCAGGAGATTTTGCTTTTCGTAATAGTTCAATCGCGAGATCACGATACTTCCGATCTTCTTCTATCATGGTCGCTAGATGCTCGAACTCCACTATTGCTCGCTCCACCTTTTCTTTTTCAATGATTGCTAATTCATCTTCCGATGCTCGTCTTTGATGCTCTTTCGCGATTTGTAATTTGCTTAGTAAGCTAAGGCGATGAAGTTCAAACCGATCATTTTTGTTCACCCAAATCAATTCATCCTTCATCACTTCTAATATTTTAGGATTGTTGAAATCATACCTCTTTCTGATAACTTCCTTCATCAGTTTGAGAATCTTTTTATCGGTCAACCGTGGAGAATCACATAATCTCGCTTGTTTTTGCTTCACGCTGCAGACCCATTCAACGCGATTCTTTTTTCTGTTCTTGTGATAGTTCACATCGCATAGGCCGCAACTTATCCTCTTCGAACAAGAGTGATGTATCGTTTTGCCAAGTCCTTTTTTTCTCCTCTTCTCCAAGAGCATATCTTGTACTTTTTCAAAACACTCAGGTGAAATAATTCTAGGATAGGCATTCTCAATGAGGTACATATCCTTCTCACTATCTTTAAGAAATTCGACTTTTTGAGAGAGTGAACTGTTATATTGATTTGTAATCTTCTCACCAATATAAGACCTATTCTCTAAGATATTCAGTATCAATGTATGCGACCAAATAGTATGCCCACTAACGGTCTTCACACCTCTATCCGTTAAGAGTTTTAGAATTTCACCGATTTTCATGCCCCCAAGAAAGAGTTCAAAGACTTCTTTTATCACCTCAGCTTCTTCTTCGTGTATGACTGCAACTTGTCCCTGTGTTGTCTTTACAATTTTATAACCGAACTGTCTTCTATAGATTGGATTACCTGAAAGGATTCGTTTATTTTTTCCCCACTTACTATTGTGGGCTATACTCACAATTTCATCTTGGCTGACCGCCGCCAAGGCTGTTAGAAAGAACTTGTTTTTTCTTTCCATACTATTGATGTTTTCTTTCTCAAAAATTATCGGTATACCAAGATCACTTAAATGGTCCACAACTTCCAGAAGATCTTTCGCGTTTCTAGAAAACCTAGAGATGCTCTTCGTTAACACCAAATCTATCAATCCATCTTCGCAATGTCTAAGGAGTCTTTTGAACCCGGGACGACCATCTATCGTTACACCTGATATTTCCTTATCATAATATAAACCCACCAACTTATATTCATCATGGCTTCTGATGTAATGGGTGTAATATTTCAACTGATTCTCGAGAGAGTTGATTTGCTTATCACCGCCCTGTCTACTAAGCCTGCAATAGGCAGCAACTCTTAACTTTCCATTACTCTCTTTTTCTGGTTCTTCTTTTTCCTTTGGCCATAGCACTTCAACCGTCTTTTTTCTCACAACAAAAACTCCTTTCACTAGAGCCGCCTGTTAAGTACCAGGTATGTTATTAATGGCTCCAGTCCAGAGATAATGCAAGTACTATCTCTAGAATGAAAGAAGTTCTTTTTCTCGATCTGTTTCTCAGGTCATGGGCATTAGGTTTTCTTAGATTTTGTAAATCGAGAGTTGTGAATTTCTGTTTCAGAAGAAGCTATCTTGATTTCTTACTCCTCTGTGGTCTTCTCCTAGCGTCGACTTCATATGAAACGCCGGATTTTAGTTGAAACTCTACTCGCCATTTATTGTAGACGATTCCCTTCTCAATGACCTTGGTTAGGATGTCCGGATCAAAGTCTTCTTCAGGACCTTTGATGTCCTCTAAGACTTCAATTAGGATTTTCAGATTCTCTTCAAGGTATTCACTTTCCTTTTTATTCTCACTCAGTCCATCATACTCCATTTGGAGAATCTCCTGTTCGTATATTAAGTGTCGCATAGTCGCCTCGTAAATGACCTCATTCGATCCTGTTGCTCTGGCAGCCATTGCAGTAATTTTATCTGTGATCCTATCGATTTGAGTGCCTAGTTCATTTAGCCTTCTGTCTTCTTCCTCTGTTAATGAGGCTTCTTCAATGGCCAGTTCCACATCTTCAATCAGTTTATCCTTACCCTTTTTTATGTCGAATAGAAGCTTCATGAAGGCCCGCTCTAGTTCTTCCTCCCAAACATAACTACATTTGCAGTCTTTAAAATTTGCATCTCTTTTAGAGGCAACTCTACAGTGCCAGGCCGTGAACTTCACAGGTGCTCTATCCACTCCGCAGTGAGTCGTGAGCCGCCTTCTAGTCACCGGCCTTCCGCACTCTCCGCAAAAGAGTTTATTTGAAAATGGTGCTGCCCCGCTGTAGGCCATATTGTACTTATTGTCTGGATCCCTAAACATCTTACTACGTCTATTCAGCTCTTCTTGTACCTTTTCCCAATCTTCCTCACTGATGATCGCTGGATGGTGATTTCTAATATAGTACTGCGGCTGATGCTCTTTATTTCTCACTCGCTCATGGGTCAGAAAATCCACCGTCACGGTCTTCTGTGCTAGACAATCACCTTTGTATTTTTCGTTTCGTAGGATTTTGTACACAGAATCTGAAGTCCAGGTCTTCTTATTTCTCGCTGTCCTAATCCCATCTTTCATCAGTTCCTTGGCAATTGTGGGGGTACCTTTCCCTTCAAGTACCTCCCTGTATATTCGCCTAACCACTTCAGCCTGCTTCTCATCGATGATAATATTTCCATCCTCGTCTTCTGTGTATCCTAGAAAGTAGGTCGTTGGAACATGGGCTTTGCCCTGTTGGAACCTTTTCTGAACTCCCCACTTCGTGTTTTCTGAAATGGACCTCGACTCTTCCTGGGCCATGGATGAAAGAATAGTGAGGAACAGCTCACTTTTACTATCTAACGTATCGAGGTTTTCCTTTTGAAAGTAAATCCCAATACCGAGGTTCTTCAGCATTCTGATGTAGTGTAGACAGTCCAGGGTGTTCCTCGCAAATCGGCTGATGGATTTGGTGATGATGTAGTCGATTTCTTTCTTCTGGCAGCGCTCGATCATCCGATTAAACTCAACCCGGTTCTTAGTTGAAGTCCCTGACAGGCCCTCATCAGCAAAGATCTCTACGAGTTCCCAGTTAGGGTTCTTCTCTACATATTCTTTGAAGTAAGATACCTGTATATCGTAGCTGGTGGCCTGCATGGCTGAGTCTGTAGAAACACGTACATAAACCCCTATTCTTTTCTTTTGGCCATCAAAGTTCTCTTCATTCCTCGAGGTCCTAGTTCGAGCTGGGATGATGCTGACCCTTGATGCTGGCAGCCTTCGTGTTTGTTCTGTATTCATTAAGCATCTCCTCCTTCTTTAAGACTGACCTCTGTTTCCTCGCCAGTAATCCACACAATTCTCAATAAAAAAGATGACTCCGCTATTACACGTGTCATCCATGCCCTTAAAAATTTTGTGCTATCTAGTTTTTTGTATAACTCATTGATAGGATTCGTTGACTCTTTAACTCTACCAAGCTCAGCTATAGCGTCTTTTCTGTATGGATCATCTGAATCAATCATTGCCCACCAAGGTTCTCTTTCAGATATATTTTTTTCGATAGCTATTCTCTGATTCTCAAGCTCAATACTATCTTTATTTTCAATAACTGCCATGCTCTCTGCGAAGAGGGCTTTTTCAAGTTCAAGGCGTAATCTATTCTGTTCCCCGTCTCTCAGAACTTCTGTATTAAGAAGGTTCTTTTCAAGTTGAATGATTTGACGTTTTGCAGGTGCGTTTGGATCAATCTCAAACTTCTCTATAAAGGCTTTCTTTAGGGCCTTAATAATCGTCTCATCTTTGATACCATCCATTTTACAGAGTCTTGCGCTTTTCATGCGTGTGCTACAACGCCATGTGACATATCCTCTGGTCTTGTATCTATGGTAGTTTGCTCCACATTCACCGCAGACAATTCTTCCGGTAAAATCATAGCGTTTACTAGGCCCGCGCTTAACCCCCTTCGTTTTGGGTTTAAGCATCTTTTGTGCACTTTCAAATGTAGCTCTATCAATAATCCCTTCATGATGATCTTTGATATAGTATTTCGTTTTTTGTCCTTTGTTCACTACCTTCTTATGGGTTAGATAGTCTTCTGTAAATGTCTTTTGACAAACAACATCCCCTACGTAACGTTCATTTCTAAGGATTGATGTAATGGCAACATTAGTCCAGTCGTTTCTTCCATTTGCTTTCAAATAACCGTTTCTGATAAAGTGATTTGCAATTTCAGTGGGCGTTCTTCCCTCTAGATACTGTCTGAAAATCTCGCGTACCGCGGCTGCTTCCTTTGGATCTATCACCCATCGTTTATCTTTTACTTTCTTATAGCCTAGAATCCTAACAAACCTCCCCTCGCCTTGTTCAAAGCGTTTCGATGTAGCCCAAGTGATGTTTTCTGATGTACTTCGGCTCTCTTCTTGAGCTGTTGCAGCGAGCATTGTAAGAATGAACTCACTCTGCATATCTCCAGTGTAAAGATTCTCTTTCTCAAAGAGAACATAGATCTTTTTGTCTCTTAACTCTCTCGTTACTTTCAACGTATCCATGACATTTCGAGCAAACCTTGAGATGGACTTACAGAGGATCAAGTCGATCTTTCCTGACTTGGCGTAGCGAATCATTTTATTGAATCCGTTTCTGCTTTCCATTTTTGTTCCGGACTTACCAAGGTCTGAAAAGACTCCGGCGAACTGCCAAGCAGGATTTGAGCGGATGTAGTTGGTGTAATGGACAATTTGATTGTCCAGAGAATTCATTTGAAGCTCTTCTTCCGTACTCACTCTACAGTATGAAGCGACTCTTAACCTGTGACCATCGATCGCTAGATTTCCCAAGCTAAGTTCACTAGAATGATTTCTAGATGTCCCATACCTAAAGGTCTCACTGTTCATGTCCGGTGTACTTGCTGAAAAAGTTCTCTCCACGATTTTTCCTCCTTTCGCTTAGTAAGCCATTCTATAAAAATCTTTAGAATGCCCATCCAAACACCTCTTTTTAATAAAAGACCCTGAAACGCTGAGTATTCAAGGCTCCAGGGTATCGGCGTTATAGTATATATCACTTAAAAGCAGACTAATAGCAAGTCATTTCTACTAAATTTAGGGATGAAAATAGGCCGATGCTATGAGAATAACACCGGCTATAGTTTTGCGATTTTTCTTCTATTCATATTTCAGATAAGCATCAAATCCAGCTTCCTTTAGTCGGGCTATGAGGGCCTCTGAATTCTTCTTGTCATTGAAGGCTCCCACCTGCACTCGGTAGTATTTTTCACCTGATTCATTCTCCGGTTCTACTTCCACACCAGCACTGACCATTTCAAGATTGTCTTTATCAACCCAGGTCATAATGCCAGCCTTCTCATCCATGGTGCTTTTCAGAATGGTTTTACCGAGAAGGACGCATTCCTTGCCACCTTTGACCACTGGTTTTCCACTCGAATCATCCTGGGTTATCAGGTGATAGTTCCATTTCACCCAGTTTGGTATGATTGGACCGCCTGGATAGTAGGTTTTAGCGGATGCCTTGATTTCTACAATATTACCAACTTGAAAGACCGTTTTACTATCATCTTCATTTTCGAGCGCTCTTTTCACAGCAGCTCTAAAGGTGTCCATATTCTCCCCATGCTTTGGAAACCAATGGCCCACATCAGAATGGTTTGATGCGATTCCTTTCTTATTTCCTTCCGCATGGCTGATAATGTCTTTCTCAGTCAGACCATACTCTCTGCAGAGATAAACACAAAGCTTCACTGCATTTTCCCAAGCCGCTCTAAAGTAGGCTTCATTTTTCTTCACATCATAGCCTACCATCTGATTCTTAGAATAAGAAAACCCACCCGGCTCACATATCTCGAGACCGATGTGAGTATCATTCGCTTTTCCCCCGGCATGCCAACCCCTGTGATTCCAAGGAAGGTACTGCCAGATTTCTTTATCATCCAGGAAGGCATGAACACAGACCTGACGTTTGATCTCTTTCGCTTTATAGGATTTGTTCCACCAAATGAACCAATCCCCCGCCATTACTCCAGGTGCCGCTGTAGAATGAACCATGATACCTTTGGGAGTGATCTTTTTCCCTGCGGTATAGCAATCATTTCTGGTCATGTACTTAATTCTCAAATTACTTAGTCCCATCCTTGTCACCTCCATCCTTCAGCTGCTCTAGGATGTCTCTCAGCTTCTCTGGGACCGGTAGGCCGAGCCTTGTGGCGTTTTCAACGATGCTGATTCCTTCATTGGATAGATAGAAGAAAATCACTGCTGTTCTGATGGCGCTACCATCTCCGATAATATTCTGATCAATGATGTGTGCCACTCCTACCAAAGAGAAAATCACTACTTTCTTAAAGATGCCCTGAGCACCTACGTCGCTAGATAAGTGCTTCTCAAGCACTGCACACATAACACCCATTAGATAGTCAACCACTACAAAGGCAATCAGGGCATATAAAAAACCATCGTAGCCTCCTAGAAAATAACCAAGCCATCCACCAACCGCCGCAAATATCATCTGAATGAAATTCCAAACTTCTCTCATTGTTATCCCTCACTTTCATGAATTTTTGTATATAAAAAAGCGCCCCCACATTGAGGACGCCTGGTGTCTCTATTCTGTTTGATTGATTCCCTTAATAGGGTGCGAAGTAAATATACCCACTAGCCTTTATATAAAAGCCATCGCCCGGAATGTAGATGGCCCCATCAAATGTATCGTATTGACTTACCGATAGATCCGGTTGTTCTACTCCCTTCCATCTGATGCCGTCATCGGATAAATACATCATCTTCTCAGTGAACAAAGCGTATTTCTTCCACTCATTCATCCAGATGATATTCCTTGGACTAGAGATGTTATTACTAGCGAGGTCACCGACCCATGAAAGATTCGTCTCCGTAATCTGTGTGGCATCGTCACTCATCACAGAGAGTTTCACATTGTAAATATAATCTCCACCCATTTTTCTATAGTTATACTTTGTCACAAATAGCTTTTCATTTACTGACTGGATGAACATGTATCTTGTATCATTCTCGTCTTCTGGTATTGTCGTGATCCACTCATCTGGAGCCATTGAACTAGCAATAGCTATTGATTTATCGCCGCCTACCACACCTACAAAGCTTCCTTTATGCGCTGTTAGGTATTTAAAGATGGGCACCTTTTTTTCTTCAGTTGGTTCGATAAGAGTCCACTTAGTTTTCTCTTCTAATGAATCAAAGCTATGATAGATTGGAGTTTTCTCATACCACCAACTAACGACGCCACTTGATTCTTCCGCATCATATGCCGCTGTCGCCATGGCATTATAGGCTCCTTCACAGAAGCCCGCGTTATACCAAGTGATGCCATCATGAGAAGCGATGATATTAGCGAGTCCCGTAATCTTGGCCAGGAAAACTCCATCATCCGCGTAAAGTATCTCTGGTTCTCCATTTTCCCACCAAGAACAATCCACCATTGTCCACTCGCCACTATCTTTATCAAAATATGAAACGTAAGGAGCTTTTGCTCTATACACAGCGATCTGAGCACTTCCGTTATCATAAACATTGATCTGCTTTTCATCACCCAGCATCTCGTAACCAAAGTCTTCAAGGGTTAACTTTTCCCAGCTAAGTGAGTTCAGTTCAAGGTTTTCTACTGCATCATCGTCAAGATACTCTATCGCCTTAGCTTCATCAACTGGTGTGGTGTCAAAAAACACCATCGCGACGATTGCAATAAAAGCGACAATCATCAAACTGATGATGAGCTTACCTTTACCACTTTTTATCACTACTTCTCACCGCTCCTTTCAAATGGATAACATATAGACACCATCTATGAACTCAAATATCCTACGATATTCTGACATCTATTATAAAATATATAACTATATTTTTCCAATCAATTCGAGCGTAAAACCATCTTTTTAATCGCCTCACTCAGCTTAAGAAATGTAGTTTTCATTAGTATGGGGCATAGTAAACATAACCGCTTGCTTTAGCATAAAAACCATCACCAGGAATATAAATCGCACCATCAAAGGTGTCGTACTGGCTTGTTGTGAACGCTGGTTGATGTACCCCTTCCCAGTAAAGACCATCATTAGAAACGCAGAGCATGCTCTCTTTAAGAAGGGCAAACTTGCCCCAGTCCTCCATCCAGATGATGTTCCTTGGATTTGGGATATTGTTGTTGGCCAGATCCCCCACCCAGGAAAGATTCGTCTCTGTAATCTGCGTGGCATCGTCACTCATCACGCAGAGCTTTACATAGTAGGTATAATCGCCGCCCACATTGGTGTAGTTGAACTTCATCACAAAGAGGACATCGTTCACAGACCGAATAAACATATACCTGGTGTCGTTCACATCCTCTGGTATGGTCGTGGTCCAAAGACCAGGACTGGCTGAACTGGCTATTGCTATGGATTTATCTCCACCAACAACGCCGACAAAGTTTCCCTTATGGGTGGTCAGGTATTTAAAAATCGGTACCGAAGTTCCGTCAGATCCAACCAAGGTCCATGCAGTTCTTTCCTCTAAAGAGTCAAAGCTATAGAAGACTGGCGACTTGTAGTACCACCAACTGACAATACCGGACCCTCTGGCCATGTCATAAGCCCCACAGGTCATAGCGTTATAGGCGCCAGGGCAATAACCCGCATTATGCCAAGTGATACCGTCAAAGGAAGCGATAACATTGGCAAGGCCGACTATTTTAGCAATAAACACACCATTTGCCGCATAAAGAATCTCAGGCTGGCCATGACTCCACCAAGGAACGCTGACAACCGTCCACTGCTTGGTAGTCTTGTTCCAATAGGACATGTAGGGAGCCTTGGCGTAATAAACTGCAATCTGCGCGTTGCCATTATCATAGACGTTAATCTGCTTCTCACTGCCATATTGGGTGTAGCCAAAGTTGTTATAATATTTCTTGGTCCAGCTGAGTGTTGGAATGGTGAAGAGAACCTCACCCCTGCCACCAAAGGCTGTCCAGATGGCCAAGGTATTATTAAAAATATGATCATAGCTCATGGAATCAGCCCTCCTTTATACTTTAGTAACGCTGGTGATTCGTCCACCGCTATCCATGGTGTAGTTGTATGTCGCTGTTGTTCCGTCTGCATATTCGATATAAAAACTCATCATATCCACCGTTAAAGTGGAGACTTCCTTTAAGAGAAGCTCCGAGAAAATGTTATCCAGGGTGATGCTTGTGATCCTTCCGCCACTATCGGTGGTGTATTGATACTGGGCATGATATTGATGGGTATCTCCCTTCTCAACGGTATAGGTCACGTCAATGGTGGTCTCTGTCACCACCAGATTGGAAACGATGGTATAGGACACCCCCAGGTCGTTCACCTGTGTTTGAATGTCATCCACTGAGCTTCCCACATTATTTAATGAGCTTTCAATCCGGTAAAAGGTATCTGAAATGCTCGGTCTATACCGGCCTACTTCCACTCGGATGTTGTACCGGTAGAATGGATTATATTCTAGGGAGATGATTCTCGTCTTCACGTTGATTCCTAGGGGATTAAACACTATCTGTACATTATCTCCCACAGCAAGGTTCAAAAGCTTAAAGAATGAGATGTCATAGGAGGATGCATTCTCCCTGGAATCATGGGATACCGCCACGTTGGTGACATTCCTTGAATCCATCACCGGGATATAGTCGGTACTTCCCCTATGACTCCGAATGTTAATGTTGTATCCATCGTACTCAATCTCGCCACCAAGGATAGCAATGTACTGCATCAGGGCAGCCCTTCTTGAGACTTCCTGATTGATCTTCATAGTGACACTCTCTGTGAAATCTACAATCCCCACGTTAAATGGTGTACCGGAAAGAACCTGCGCAAGTCCAGCAGCCGGATCTCCGGTGAACTCAAACTCCGTGATGTTATACATCTCATGATTCAGGAGATAGGAGACGTGCTCGCAGATCACTGAACAGATGGGAAGGCTGCCCTGAAGACTCTTTGATATCTGAACGATTTCAAAATACTGATCATCTAGCTTGGCGATCTGTTTTACCTTAAGTGCCAGTGCTGATTTTGCAAGTACCGTGAAAGAAAGGGTGTACTCCCCTTCCAAGGTTTCTCTGACATTAGCACTCATGACTTTTTTGATGCTTTGAAGAAGTGTACTTCCTGCATAGATTTCAATCAAGGCTTATCCCCCCTTTCTGTTTTATGATCCTGCTACTCCGAGATTTCTAACAGTGACGGTATTTTGATTCCACTGAAGCTGGGCTATGACTCTTGTTAGAACATTTCCATCAATGGTAAGTGGAATGGTCACATCAAAGACTGCACCTTCAGAACCACCTAGACTTCCTGAAACTTGAGAGTTCAGATCGAGATCAAAGTCTGTAGGGATAGCTCCTTGAATGTCTTTTTCAACCCCGCTCATGGCTTCAGTAAAGCCCTCTCCAATACCTTCACTCATGTTGGCACCAATCCCAGCGAATACTTTTGATGGTGAGCGGATTCCAAGAACACCTTTAACACCTTTAACGATACCACTGACCATACTGTCCACTTTGCTCTTTAGCCAGCCAATCATAGATGAGATACCATCCCATAACCCTCTGGCAATATTTCTTCCCACGTCATTCATGGAAGGAACTGCTCTACCAAGACCGGTGACGATGGCCGTAATAATCTGTGGAAGTTGAGCCACTAGCTGTGGAATGGCTCTGATAAGCCCAGCTGCCAGTTGGATGGTCAGCTGCAAACCCATCTCAATAATCTTAGGTAGATTATTTGTGATGAAGGCAATAATACTATTGATGATTTGGGGCAGGGCATCTATTAGTTTTGGTAATGAATTAAGTAAACCTTGAGCAAGACCAGTTATGATCTGAAAGGCTGCATCCAGTACCAAATCCAGATTATTGATCAGCGTCTGGGCAATGAGAATCACGGCTTCAACAATTGATGGAACCAGCTCCGGCAGTGCTTCACCAAGACCTGTAGCAAGGGTAACAATCATCACAAGGGCTGCTTCTACAAGTGCTGGTAGATTGGCGATAATCCCATCCACCAACGTAAGCACCAGTTGAAGTGCCCCCTCTGTAATCTGTGGCAGGGCTTCAATGAGTCCACCCACAATGGTCATGATAATATTGGTGGCGGCTTCAATAAGTGTTGGCAAATTATCTAAAATACCATTTACTAGAGCAAGAACTAAATCCGGTGCAACCTCTGCAATGGCAGCTATGAGTCCAGTCACCACATCTAAAATCTGCGGCAAGATAACTGCTATCTGGTCCACCGTTTGTCTAGCCCCTTCTTTTAACTGTTCTGCCGCTCCCTCTTGACCGGTGATCAGTCCCGTAAGTCCATCTAACACCATGGTAAAGCCGGGAAGGAGCTGCGAGGTAATATTGTTTTTCACCCCTGCAAATGAGCGAGTGAGATTGTCCATGGCATCGGTGTAATTAACAGCCGCATCTATAGATTCATCACTCATCACCAGGCCCAGTTCACTGGCTTTATTTTTTAGTGCATCCGTGCTTTCTGCAGTCTGATTTAAGAGCGCTCCAAGTTCAACAGATGATGTACCAAGAAGATCATTAGCGATAGCGGCTTTTTCTCCTTCATCTGCAATCCCCTGTAGTCCCTTTACGGTCATCTCAAACACTTCTTCTCGGGATTTGCCTTGAAGGTCCTCCATGGAAATGCCTAGTCTCTTGAACTTATCAGTAGCAGAAGCACTCCCATTAATGGCATCATCCACGGTGCTATTAAGTTTCTTCATTCCGGTTTCTAGAGATGAGATACTGGCCCCGTTTTGTGAGAGTACATACTCCCATTCCTGATAGCCTTGTCTCGAAAGGCCCAGTCGTTGACTGGCTTTATCCACTTCATCTCCGGCAGCGGCTGCATCATTTGCCATGTCATATAATTTCTTTCCTGCGCCGACTGCCGCAGTACCTATGGCTGCCATGGCCACTCCAATACCGGCGGCTACACCTTTCATGACAGATCCTAATTTTTCAAACTTTCCACCGGAATCATCTGCTACTTTAGCTGACTCTTTAATCTCATCTCCAAACTTGTCAGCTTCTTTACCGGCATCACCAAATCCATCACTTGCCTCATCAAGAGCTTTATTGTTTTCATCCAGCTCCCGCTCCATCTTATTAAGATCTGCATTGGCGTTGTTCAGCTGAATCTGCCAAGCTTTGGTTCGCTTATCATTCTCACCAAAGGATTCGGCGGCATTCTTAAGGGCAGATTCTAGGGTTCCTATTTTGTTTTTCTGGGCATCGATCTCTTTATTTAAGACTTCATTTCTTGCCGTCACTGCCTGTAGCGACTTATCCTGTTTATCAAACTGGGATGTGACCAGCTTCATCTCTGAGCCTAGCACTTTAAAATCTCTGTTGATTTCCCGAAGTGCGTTCTTGAATTCCTTTTCCCCTTCGACGCCAATCTTCAGTCCAAAATTATCTGCCATAGTGCCTCACCTCCTCCTCATTAGGCATGAAAAAAGACACCATATTTCGGTGTCAGCGTAATTTAACTTTTTGATTTTTAATGTAACAGTCACATCGTTGCATTTAAAGTTCTCGGTGTTATATCGGTTTGTCATTTCCGTTCGTATGCCTTGCCTTGTATACGAACAAAGGTGACATCTAAATCCACGAAGGAATCACATCATCAATAAACAGTTCTCTCTTCGGTTTTGCAATGCCGATAAATTGCTTGTGGCATTCCCAAAGATCCATCAGATAACCTATAGGCATCAGCCACACCTCATCTTCTTTACGATTAAGATGGGCTGTGCCGTAATAGATCAGTCGGGTAAATAGCTCCTCATCACTTACCCGACTACCTCGTTTTTTGAGGGTTCACTCTCCACATTTCTCTTAGTCCCCCTCATCATACTGGCCATAATGGCATTCTTGTAGGTCGCTAGATCAAAAGGTGTGGTGAGAAGCTCCACTTCTTCTTCGGTGAGGAGCTCTTTCTTCTCATCCTTATTCCTGATGTTATGAATCAAGATGGACTGATTGGCCAGAAGCGTAATCAGCCACACGATCTCGTCCAGTGCCATCTCGAAGTTCTCAGTTTTCATGAGCTTCTCACCAAGGTTTTCAAGACCGCCATAACGCCCCGCGATTTCCTTTGTTGCCTTCGTGGTGAGTATCAATTTAAACTCTGTGCCACCGATTTCAATGGTGGCGCTTCTATCTTCAGCTGCTTGTGTCAATTTTACATTTTCATCTGCCATTTATCTTCCCTCCATTAAGATACGATTACTGTTGCTACTTCAGTTGTCACAGGATCTGCTCCACTTAAGTTCAGCACACAGTAATAGTAATAGGTATCTGCCAGAAGATCCGTTGGGATATCAAAGCTGGCAGAGGTCTCTCCATTAATTGGTGTACCTCCTGTAGAACTGTCGATGGTGTTTTCATACCACTGATACGTTACAGGGTTGGACGTATTGGAGCTTGCCACCACAGAAAGACTTCCAGTTATGCTACCGGCTGTCACTTCTGTGAGGGCTGCAGGCTGGGTTGTGATGGTAATGGTCGGTGTCACTGCTGTGAAGTCTGGTTCATAAACCGATGTGAACCAGCTTGAGATTGTAGAAGCTGAAACTCCTGTATCTCCTTCAGTGACTTCTGCTTTCCAAGGATGCTTGTTTTCTCCGTCCAGTTTATTTCTCCTAAACACAGTACCTTCTATGGTGGGACTACTAAAGGTAATGGAATCACCCTTGGTCGCAAGGCTGGTGGCAGGAACGCTGAAGATAACTCTGTAAAGCCAAAAGTATCTATAGCGTCCATTGGCCTTCTTTGCACGAAAACCGATGGCCACTGGACTTCCTCCATCTTCACTTCTTGAAACCACAACATTATTGCTATCGATTTTACATCCTGTTAAATCCTGTGCTACCACAGAACCAATATCATCAATCCCAAGAGTCAGTGCGCCGCTTTTGAATTCCTTGACCACTTCTGAAGCACCATCATCTGCATAGAGAATTGCTTCAATCAGCTCCACACTCAGTTCTGCTGTCATGGCTTTAGCCAGGACCTTTGGTGTACCATAGGTTTCCATGCCATTTTGGTCTTCTGTAATCTTGGCATAATATAGACTATCCAATCCAATTGTTGCCATGTCTTATTCCTCCTTCAAAATAGCTGAGTCTGCTTCAGCTAATAATTCACTTCGTATTCTCTCGCCACATCAATGGCGAAGTGGTGAAAACCAGTATCTTCTTCATATCCCAGATACCTTCTATCCGTTATGATAAAGCCTGAACACACTAGCACTTTTACAACTTCATTTTTTCTAGCTTGGTAGTTGCCTTTAGAGAACAAGGAGAGACGAACTTCCTGTAGTTCTGCACTTGGCAGATCATCAGCATAATGATCGAAGATATCACTCATAGGGGTAAGAACCAGATATTCATCCGGAGCCTTTTTACTAAACACACCCGTTTCAATGGGAATCCCCAAAGGCTCAAGGACCTCGCCTATATCTTTCAAAATACTGTTATACATTTCGCTCGCCCTCCTTATCTTTAGATTTTGCTAATCTCTTCGTCAAGCTTTCTCTTCATGGTATCTATACAGGCATTCCTGCTAGCTGTTTTTGCGGGTTTCAAGAATGGTTTTGCCGGTTGCCCGGACTTTCCATACTCTAAGATATTGGCTAGTTTTGCATTTGACTCTCCGTCTTTTCTCGGTTCATCAAAGCCCACCTTCACGTTGTAATTCCCATCTCGATCCACACCAGCAGGGGTTACACCGAGAGCATCAATAAGTTCTCCAGTGGACCTTGATGGAAGTTTTGTGTCACTTCCAACGGTGGCCTGTAGATTGGCTTTCACTTTGGCTTTCACCACTTCGCCACCAGCTTCCAGGACCTTCGGGATAATTTCATCGGTTTTCTCTGCCAAGGTTGATACCTTTAGCAAGAAATCCTCTGGCATTTTGAAACTTGATCTTGCCATGAAATCACCTCCTAGTCCTTCGTGGCTTCAATCTTTTCTGCTGCTACTTCCAAATAAAATCCCATAATAACCTCAACGCTTAAGACTTTGTACTCACCGGTATCGCAGCGAATCAGCATGCCAGGTTCAATCACCGCATCAGGAATCCTTCTAAACTGAAAGGTAGCATTAGCCTTGGTGTAGGCGGCCATATTGGCCCACTTTCTTGAACCGTGTCTTTCATCCCTATACGCACGAACACTGGCGATGATCTCTTCTCCCTTTGAAGAGAATCCTTCATCGTCTTTGATGGGAATCGTATCGATGATGTCGATTTGGGTGTTCATCTTCCCAAAGCTCATACCCTTCACCTGCCTTTACTGCCTTTTCCTCATAACCATGACTGCGATCCTTTCGTCTGCCTTTTCGGTAGCATCTTTTCTGACGTTTCCTTCTTTTCTTCACCCATAGCCGTTTCATCAGACCTGCCACTCCTTTCCCATGCGTAGAAGTAAATGGACCGTCTTCCACACCTGTTCCGAAGCATTGACATTGTCATTAAAGAAACCACCGGTGGAGCCATCACGACTCTCATAAAAATGAGAAGCCAGCATAATGACCCCTTGCTCGGTGGTCGGTGACATGGTGTTTTCCGTATAGAAGTCCGTCCCTAGATGCTGATAACCTTCGGCATAGCTGATGGCAGCGGTAATGAACCCTTCTAGCAAGGCATCATCCTCATTATGGGTTACAATGAGATTTTGTTTTACCTTCTCAAGAAGCGTCATCTACCATCACTCGCTTTCCATCAGGCCAGCAGTTTTAAGCTTTAAAAGCAAGGCATTGAAATCAGCTACCAGGCCCGCCACATCCACAGCGGTACTGTCTGCTTGAAGAGCTGCAGGTTTTAACTGCGTCCCATCAAATGTGATTATTCCTTCTGCCGTAACGGCAAGTTCTCCACCGATAACGGTCTTATCGCCACCCTGCTCGGTATAGTTTTTCGTGTTATATCCCATGGTTTTCCCTCCTTATCAAAGTGAAAGGAAGGCAGTAACTAGGACCACCTTCCCGCTAAATTACTTAGGCCTTTTGCTGAAGGACCTTGATGGCTTCAGGAAGGATTAGTTTCGCATCCAGTCTCTGAGATGCAAGGAATCCGACCTGACCATTTGCTGCATAAAGTTCATTCAGACGCTTGAAGGTTCTACCCTGACGATCAGCAATCCAGTAGTACTTGAAGTCTCCAAAGAGAATAGTCTTCTCACCAGCTGCAGCTACTGGCATGTACTGAGAAGTCACCACCGGACGATTGAGAATCGTATCTGGTGTTCCTGACTGAACAGATGGCTGCCACAAGTACTGACCCTGACCATCTTTCAGCTTTCTGATAGCTTTGATGGTCGCATCGTTCACAAGGAAGGTGGCATTCTTTCTATAAGCCGACTTCAAGCTGTGGTAAAGGTCCAGCACCTCATCAATAGTGATGGCTGTTGCACTTGCCGCGGTTATACCAAGGCTTGCTCCCCCGGTTGTATGAAGAAGACCTGTAGGTTTGCTGCTTCCGTTTCCAGTGAGGAATGCTTCCTCTTCTGCGGCTCCGATTCTTCTTGCAAACTCAGCTGCAATGTAGGCTTCAAGGTCGAAGTAGCTATCATTAAGAAGCTCATCAGAAACCTTCAGCATGGTACCAAGTTTGTAGGCCGACAAGGTCACCTGAGTGAATGCATCATCACTTTCAGTGAAGGCAGCTTCTTCATCCATCCATGCAGCGGATCCATGACTTGCTACAACAGGAATCTTTCTATCCCCGTAGCTGGTCGTAATCACGTTACACAGGTTTCTGAGAACGTTCGCCTCTTCAAGCGCCTGAATCAGCTGGTTCTCATACTCATCCGGTACAAGGAAACCACCTTCTGAATCGGTACCAATCTGAAGCGCGTTGTGTACCGCAGGGTTCATCTTGTTTCTCATGGCACCCCAAAAGGCACTCTTATAGGCATCAGATGCTCTGCCGGTTTTTTCTTCGGTCATCTTATCAGGTCTTGAAGCGAGAGGTTTGCTGAGGGCAGCTGAAAGCTCTCTGTCCATCATCTCTTGACGCTCAAGGCGCTCGATTTCCTTTCCAAGGCTGACCACTTCATCTTCCATCTTTTCATAGACGGCATTGTCCTCAGGTTTGATTAGACCGTTCTCCTGACGATGTTCATCGAGGAATGTCTTAGCCTGCTCCCAAACCTTGGCACGTTTCTCTCTTAGTTCTTGAATTTTACTCATATTCATTACCTCCAATTTTTAATCAGCTCCAGCCGTCTTTCCAGCTGGGCAATAGGGATAAGTGTCTTTTCTACTGGTTCTTGCTTTGGTTCTTTGTTCACGGGTACCGCTTCAGGTGTGGCTACCTTCTCTTCTCCCTGTTTATCAGAGAGGTATTTCATCCTCGCCTGAATGCCTGGGAGTTTGTTTCTAAGAGCATTCGTCACTGTCATCTGGTCAAAGATAAAGCCACCGGAACCTTCATCTACCGGCTCTGATTCATAGAGAATCTTGTCGGCAAACTTCAGCTCGATGGCCTTATGGGCACTCATCCAGGTTTCAGCGTCCATCATGTGTGAAATCTTCGCTCTGGAAAGTCCTGTCCTTGTCTGATAAGCATTGATAATGCTCTCTTTTACTTCACTGAGTAGGTTAATCCCCACCTGTAGATCCGCCACTTCACCAGCAATAAGCATGGCTGGGTTATGGATCATGAT